GCGTGGCAGGCGGCGTTTCGTCAACAGGACTACGCGGCCTATTCGCCGAGTGGGTATCAGGCTAACACGATAGCGGGTGCTACGGTCACCGTGAGCAACAGACCTACATCGTATACGTTGGCAAGTGCTGATCATGACTTTCTTGGATTCCTAATCAAGGCAGGCAGTACGCCAGTTGCGGAGATTCAATACAACGACACAAGCGGGGCAAGTGCGCGTGTTTTCACTGTAACGGGCAGCAGCAACATCAGCAATTACTTCAACATGGGCGCGCTTGGCTTGTACAACCTGACGGCAGGGCAGACCAGCGATAGCGACGACGGATCAGTGCTATTTCCGTTGGTAGGCGCAAGCTATACGGTGCGCCTTATTTTGGATGACGCCGCTGATGACAAAGACCGCACCCCAACATACACGATCACGATCGACAACTGCCAGCGTTACAACGACCTGCGTGTTTTCTTCCGAAACATGTACGGCGGTGTTGACGGCTACACGTTTACACGGATGAACAGGCAGCGCGTCGATGTTGACCGCAAGACCTACGGCTACAACGCCAGCGTCTACGGCGATGACGTGTATGATAAGCAGTGGTCGGTGACGTACCGCGACACCTACACGCTGAACAGCGACTGGCTCACCGATGCGGAGTTCACATGGCTGCAAGAGATGATCTACGCTTCGGAGTGCTGGATTCAACTTGGCACGCAGCTAGTGCCGGTCGTGGTGCAGACCAACACCTACAACGTACGCAAGCGCGTGGTTGATAAATTGCAGCAGATCAGCGTTGACGTTCAAGTTGGCTACGAAAACACCGCGCTATGAACATAAAGTTTGTATGCTACCCGGACGCCGATAACAAGCTGGCATCAGGTGTCGACCTCGATCTGATGGAGGACTTCGACATCGAGTTGACGTACACGATACAGGATGCGCAGGACATCACGCGACGCAGCGGAACGTACTCCAAGACGATCACGCTGCCAAGCACTCCGCGCAACGACAACGCCTTCAGACACGCCTACAACGTGCAGAGTTTCGTCGGTGGGTTCACGCCAAACAAGCGCATCACCTGCGCGGTGTGGAGTGATGGCGTGCAAGTCTTCAGCGGATCAATGCAGCTGATGGCGATGAGGGTCACGCGGGGCGTGGCAACCTACGAAATCAGCATCTACGGCGAGAGCGTCAGCCTGTTCAGCGTCATGGGTGAAACGCTGCTTGCGTCAACGGCAGGAGTTGACACCTACGACCATGAGTTCAACAACCTTGACGTGATCGTCGCGGGTGATGCCAACAGCACGACGAGTGGCTATTGCTATGCTTACATCGACGCGGAGGGCAACGCCGACGTCAATGGCACTGTGCCTACCGGCACGCTTGCGCCTATTTTGAACTTATACGGCTACATCGCGCCTAACCTTGTGCCGATCTATCAGTGGCGGCCGTGCTACTTCGCCAAGATGCTCGTCGATAAAATCTTCGCGCAGCACGGCTACCGGTACGAATCGAACTTCTTCAGCACCAGCGGCAACGTCTTTTCAAAGCTGGTCGTGCCTTGGGCGAATGACTGGGTGCTAACCGCAAACAGCGACATCAGCGGCAACGTGAGCGGGAGTACGACGCTAACAGTTGCGACGGGCGGCACAAACGTCACCTTCCCAACTAACAACACCGCGCCTTTTACTTTGTCCAGCGGAATCGTTGTAAGTGCTGACACCTACTTCCGCAATGATGACACGGTTGCGCATGGCATTGAGTTGAATTTTGACGCGATTGCTTCAGGTACGCCGAGCGTTGCAAACGTGTTGCGCTATGAAATTAAATACATAAATCCAACTGGCCCTGTTTATACCGCGCAGCGTTCGTTGTTTGGCCAAATGCAGCACAACTGGCGCACGACCATCTATCTGCAACCACAGCAGAGCTTCTACATCGTCTGCACACGCCTTGCAACGATGACAGGCGGAGCGACCATTACCAATCGAAGGCTGACCATCAGAGGCACAACGATGGGGCGGTTCAACACGATCAGCATGCAGAAGGGGTTGCCGATGGATGTGAGGCAGATTGATTTCTTGCAAGACCTGCAAAAGATGTTCAACCTGTACTTCTATCAGTCGCCACTTGATCCCAAGCTCATCTACATTGAGCCGTTCACAAGCTTTTACAACACTACGCGGCTGGACTGGTCGCAAAAGTCTGACGAAAACGCGGAGATGACCGTTCTTATGGGCGATCCGAGCAGCAAGAAACGCTATGTCTTCAAGTATGCCGATGGCGGCGACGCGCTCGGCAAGCTGTACCAGAGCGAGTTCAAGGAGGGGTACGGATCGCGCATCTACGACAGTGGCAACTACAATCGTAGTGGCGATCAAGTTGTCGACCTCAAGGCTAAGACGCTAATTCCTGCACAGTACACGACGAACCTAATTGCGGGGCGTGGCTTCGACACCGAAGGGAATGGCAATCCGCGCAGCTTGCAGCTGGGTTATCGGTTGGCGCTACACAGCGGCTACGTTCAGCCGAACAACACAGGACTGAATCCAACATTTCTGTTTTACTACGGCCAAGTTTACAACAACAGCGTGCCATCATCTGTCATCAATGTTGCATCTGCCATCAGCTTGGCGACGCACTTGGAGAATCCATACGACACCAGTGCCAGCGGAAACTTTGACTTGTCATTCGGCATTCCGAGGCGTATCTTCTACCGCACCTACGACGTGAGCGGCAACCCGATGAGCTATAACAACAACAACCTGTTCAACAACTTTTGGAACGGCTACATCTTTGAGTTGACGAGCCAGCAGGCGATGACCGTGGAATGCACGATGTTGCTGACGTCTACCGACATTGCAACGCTCGACTTCCGAAAGTTGATCTACTGGAAGGGCATCAACTGGAGGCTGTTGGAGATTAAGGACTACGCGGTGGGTCAGTCAACGCTGTGCAGGGTGACGATGCGCCGGGTGCTGCCAATAGACGCCTTTGTGCCTACAACGCTTGACCCAACCTTTAGCGATGACCCAACCGCCAAGACCGATGGCGAGATCAACGCCAGCATCTACGCACCTGTGACGATGCTGGACTTGAATGAAGGCCAAACCGTTGCTATTCCCTTACTACCCGACAACCCAACAAGCTAAACTATGGCAGATGTAGACAAAGAGATCACCGTCAAGGTCAGGGCGGAGGACGACACCCAGAAGGCGACGCAGTCAGCGAAGGCACGCCTCCGCGACCTGCAAAAGCAGATGCTTGACCTTGAGGCGGCGGGGCAGAAGAACACCGACCAGTTCCGGCGGATGGCTGCCGAGGCAGGATCGCTGAAGGACGCTATCGGCGACACGAGCGCACAGGTCAAGGCGTTGGCGTCGGACACGCGGACGCTGGACACGTTCACCTCTGCGATTCAAGGCATTGCAGGCGGCTTTGCTGTTGCCCAGGGTGCAGCGGCACTGTTCGGTGAGGAGAGTGAGGACGTGCATAAGGCAATGATGAAAGTACAGGCGGCGTTGGCGTTGGTGAATGGCGCTACGGCTGTTGCCAATGCGCTCAACAAGGACTCCGCGCTTATGGTCAACCTGAACGCAGCGGCGCAGCGTGTCTATGCGATTGCCGTGGGGACGAGTAGTGGCGCACTCAAGGCGTTTAGGATTGCACTTGTTTCAACAGGCATCGGCGCGGCGGTGGTAGCCATTGGCTTGCTGATTGCCAACTTCGACAAACTGACGGCGGCGGTCAAGGGATTTCTGGGGATTAAAGTCAAAGAGAACCTTGACGAGCAGATTAAGTCGATGGAGCGTGCCGCTGAAATCGCCAAGGAGCGCGGCGCTACCGAGGCGGAGGTCTTTGCGATGGAGTTCGACATCAGCAGGAAGCGGCTGCAGAATGCGAAAAACGAGGAGGAGATGGCAGAGGCGCGGCATCAGCATAACGTCTTGCGGGCGCAGTATGAAAGCTATCTGAAGAAGGTGGAGTTAGACAAGCAGGACGCCGCCGCAAAAGAGGCGGACAAGAAACAGCAAGAGCGCGACAAGGCCGCCGAAGAGCGCAAGAGAAAACAGGAGCAGGAGAGGGAAGCTGCAGCCGCGAAGCAGAAGGAAATTGACGGCATCATTGCCAATAGCAGGCAGGTGTTGTTAGAAAACAGCCTATCTGCCAACGAGCGCGAGTTGGAGCAGATTGACGCCAGCTATGAGGAGCGCCTCGCTAAGGTCAAGGGCAACGAGGAAGCCACTAACCTATTGCTGGCGCAACTGCGCGCTGAACGTACGGCCAAGATCAATGAGCAGCAAGATGCAGCGGATCAGGCGGAGTTAGATGCGCAGAGGGCGCAGCTGGACTATCAGGTACAAATTGAAGATGAGCTATACGCAGAGCGCGAAAAGCTGCGGCAAGAGGACTTGCAGCGTGAGAAGGAGTACAATGATGCGCGTGTTCAGTTCTACAACGCCGCGTCGAGTAGCGTGGTTGAGATTATGCGATCGCTCGGGGGCAAGAGCAAAGCCGTCATGTTGGCGGCGCTGGCGTTGGAGAAAGGCATGGCAATAGCGCAAGTTGTTATAAACTTGCAGAAGGAACTGGCAGGCATCAACGCCAACGCAGCGCTGAACCCTGCTAACGCCTTGACAGCTGGTGCTGCTGGCGTGACGCAGGCATTAAGCCTTAGCACGATGGCGAAGATTAACGCTGGCCTGCGCATCGCGGCTATTGCAGCCACGAGCATCGGGCAGGTCAGGAGCATCACTGGCGGAGGCGGAGGCGGAGGCGGAGGCGGCACAGCTGGCACAGGGGGAGGCGGAGGCATGGCAGCGCCACAGGGCAACGCGCTGAACCCGAATAGCCAGTTGATCAACCCGAACACCGGGCAGCCACAAGGCCAGCCACTACGCGCCTACGTCGTAGAGTCCGACGTGAGTGGGATACAAAACAGGCTGCGCACCATTCGGCAATTTGCACAGTTGGGGAACTGATGATATTTAACGCTATGGAACTACCAGTATACCTGATGACCATTGACGAAGTTGACGAAGGCGTCAGCTACGTCGCCCTCGTTGAATCCCCTGCGATTGAGCGGCCATTTCAGGCCTTTAGCAAAGAGAAGATGCGATTTACCGAAACAGGGGAAAAGCGCGTATTGACAGGGCCGTTGATGCTGGCAGACACGCCGATCATACGCCGCGACAAAACGCGGGGCGAGTATTTCGTTATTTTCCAAAGGGAAACCATCCGCAAGATGGTGCAGAAGTACTTCAAGCAGGGCAATCAGCACAACGTCAACGCTGAACACAGCACCGCCATTGATGGCGTGTATATGTTTGAAAGCTGGATGATCGACAGGGAACGCGGCATCAACCCACCGAATGGCTACGAGGACGCGAAGGATGGCAGCTGGTTTGGTAGCTTCAAGGTCGAGAACGACAAAGTGTGGGAGGATCGCGAACAGTTCACCGGGTTCAGCATTGAAGGCTACTTCGGGATGCAGCCAACGGACACGGAGATAGAGCTGGCGATGGCGGAGTTTGCCCAAGCCTTTGAAAGTTTTTTGCATACTATCAAAACCAATGATATTTAACACTATGAACCTATCAGATCGAATTTCAGAATTAACACGCGTGCTGCGTAGCTTCTCCGCTGCACCAGCGCCAGCAGCTGCGCCGTTGGCGTTCAGCGACTATAAGTTGGAGGATGGCACGATGATACGCGTCGATGGCGAGTTAGCCGTTGGCACGTTGGTCTACGTCGTGACTGAAGAAGGACTGCTGCCTGCACCCGATGGCGCACACAGCATCCCCGAAGTTGGCGTGGTGACTACCGAAGGCGGCAAGATCGTCGAGATCGGCGACGCTGCACCAGCACCGGCACCTGAAGCTGTTGAGGCGCAAGAGGTAGAGATTGAAGTCACACCCGAAGGCGAAGAGATGCCTGCTGATCCGCATGAGGAGAGGATGCAAGCTATGGAGGCGGCTATCGCTGCCTTGGCTGCAAAGGTCGAGGAGATGATGGCGAAGATGGGCGGCGAGGTTGAAGCTAACGCCGCAAGGTTCAGCACGATTGACACGGCGTTGTCAGCGTTGGCGCAGATGCCTACCGCTGCGCCAAAGAAAAGAGCAAGTGACGCGGTTGTGGAGTCGGTGAAGATGAGCCGCGCCAACCGTCTTGCAGAAGTACAAGAAACCCTAAAAACCCTAAAAAAATAAACTATGTCATTTTCAATCGCAACAATCACCGGGTACGTCGAGCAGAACAAGCTGCCTCTGATAACCCAAACTGTATTTGACGCAAAGACGCAGTCATTATTGCAGAAGCGCGTGGGCATTAAGTCGCAGGAAGCGTTAAACATCATGGACACCGACGCTGTGTTCCAAGATGCAACCGCGTGTGCGTGGAACGCCGACGGCACTACCACATTCAGCCAGCGTACAATCACTGTCGCTCGCGTTAAGGTGCAGGAGGAGTTATGCCCTCGTTCACTTGAAACGGCTTGGCTGGCATCGCAGCTGACGCAAGGCAGCAACTACGAAGGCGTGCCATTCGAGCAGGCTTTTGCAACGCAGAAGGCGAAGCGCATCGCCGAAGGTATTGAGCGCGCCATTTGGCAGTCAGTGCCATCGGTTGCCGCTGCAAGTGCTTCGGTATCAGGAACGGCAGGATGGGCTGTAGGCGCAACGTCGCCATCAGGTGATGCGCAGTTGAACCGCACAGGTGGTGGTGGATTGCTATGGCTGACACGCTATGGTGCAGGTGCTTCCAGCGTCGTAACCGCGCAGCTTGGCGCTAACTTCAGCGATTCGACGATTGTCAGTGGCTTTGAAACAGCATATAACAACCTGCCAACACGCGTCATCAGCAACAACGACTTGGTAGCTTTCTGCGGATGGGACTTGTATCGTATGCTCGTGCATAAGTTGGTGACTGTCAACTTGTATCAGGGCGACCTCGGACAGGTAGCTGGCGGCGAGATGTTCTATCCCGGAACAAACATGAAGGTCGTAGCTGTGAATGGATTGAACAACACGCAGCGTATTTTCGCTGGATCTCTCTCCAACTTGTTTTACGGCACGGACTTACTCTCCGACGAAGACCAATTCCGCATTTGGGCATCGTACGACAACGACAGCGTTAGATTCCAAGCCGCGTATAAGTACGGCGTGCAGATTGCCTTCCCTGCTGACATCAGCTTGGTGTTGGGCAACAACGCTACAACTCCGGCTCTGAAGACCGCGTAAGTTCGTGGGGAGGGGCAACCCTCCCCGCTTCTTTTATTTTGTCAATAACTAAACGATATAGATATGCCTTGCGCCTTAACAACTGGATATAAATTAGGATGCCGCGACAATGTAGGCGGCATCACGGAGGTACGCCTCATCGCCTTCAACAGCGTCACTGGCACTATTGCCGTGGACGCTTCTGGCGTTGTCACTGGTACGTTCCCTGCATCAGGATTTTACAAGTACGAAGTACCGAAGGGCGCTGGTCAGTTTACCGAAACTGTCAACGCGTCAACGGAGAATGGCACGATTTTCTACACACAAGAGTTGGTGTTCCCGATTAACCGCATGACGCAAGCAGTGCGCAATGAACTGCGACTGGTTGGGTTGAATAGGCTTATGGCTATTGTCACCGATAGAAATGGCAAATACTGGCTGCTTGGTCGCTCAAATGGATTGGATGTTACCGCTGGAACTGCGCAAACAGGAACGGCTATGGGTGACCGCAATGGCTATGAGATGACGTTTACGGGCATGGAGGAGTTGCCATGCAGCGAGGTGTCATCGTCAATAATTACAGCTTTGACCAGTGGAACGCAGATCACTGGCGGTTCGTAGCGTATATTAGCGTGCATTTTGGTTGGTTGGAGAACCCTGCGTATGGTGGCGCAGGGTTCTTTTTTTTGGGCTAACTTTGTTGTATGCGTGTATGTATCGTCTATAATCAGCATCCGACAGGGTGCAGCTATTACCGCTTGGAGATGCCAAGCAGTCGCGTCCATGAGATGTTCGGCAGCGAGGCCGAGTTCGTGAGCATCGCTGACGTGCGCAC